TTCCTGTCGAGGTGGTCATCTATGAACACCTCGACTTATCGTATTCTGAACTGAAACGCCTCTTGGCCGGGAAGCTGAACAAGAGTGAACCAAAGCCGATTGTCTTCGATGACGAACCGGACAGGTATATTAACGGTATCATTCAAGATCAAACAGAGATACGAGAATTAATCCGCGCCGGAGAGGGCACGTTGAACTTTTTCTGTCCTGATCCGTGCTACTACGCGATTGAGGACGAAGTATTTGAGTTCAGCGGCGCGGGCGTGTATGTCGTGAACCGACAAAAGGGGAACGAGTATTCAGAGCCGTTGATTGAAATACAGGGAACATGCAGCGGCGGAGCGATTGGTGTGCGAACGCCGTTCACGTCTGTCCATTTTACAGGAACATTGAAGCAAGGGGAGACTCTTGTTTTCGACAGCCATTTCATCACGTCCTATATTCTCGATGGATACGGAAACAAGCGGCCGGCGAATCAGTATTTAGATTCGATGGATTTTCCATTTCTGGACATAGAGGAAAACGAGGTTGAGTTTTTGACAGAGGGAAATGCGACCATTGAGAAAGCGACTGTCTATGCTCGGAGCCGGTGGATTTAGAAAAGAGGTGAAACCATGGCGCAAACCCCTTATCACGATTTAGCGAGTCAAGACATTCTATCTGCGCACATTTCAGGTTTGCAACACGACATCAATAAAATGCAAGCAGTTTTGGAAATGAAAACAGCGCAAGCGACGGGGCATGTGTTGACGCCAGTAGCAGATCAAGACGACCCGACTATTCGGTATCGGATTTATGAAGGAACGATTCGTAATTGGCTCGACAACCCTACGCCGGTTATCTATCGAAACGGGGTTCAAGTGAACCCGAACGAGTATGAAATCAGTCCGGCGCATGGCGTTGTCGTTTTTCATGACCAACAAAACTCCAATGATACGATTTCGGCGGATTTTACGTACATCACGAACACTTCTGCGTGGCGACAAAGCATAGACGGGAGCATCGGAAGCATCCCTACGCTACAACAAACTGTGAATCGACATGCACAGTTATTCGCCAATAATCCATCGGGAGTTGAACCGTTTTATCCGGTGTCGGGAACGTATGTCAGTCATTTTCGGCGTGACTATAACCCGATAAATTCGGATGGGTCAGCCAATGTGAACAGCCATGTGCCAGCATTTCGGATATTGGTTTATGGAAACACCATCGACGCTTTTCCTTTTCCGGTGACGACAAAAACACGGTTCAGCAAGGCGGCGATGAAGCTGAATTCGGCCAGTACGGACGTGCCGTTGAGAATCGGCATTTACCGAGATAGCGGCCTACGGCCGAGCGAATTGCTGTTTCAAAGTCCGGTCATCACTATTCCGGCGGCCGGAGGATGGGGCATGGTTGACATTGATTGGGAGTTAGANCCGGGATTCTATTGGATTGCGAGACACGATGGGGCAACGGCGTATTATGACGGACTGAACCAAGTCAGTGCCATTCCTATCGTGAAATTCAATGCCCAAACGTTCCTGCAAGATTTGGCNGAACGACCGAACCCTCATANCTTTTANGGCGGCTATCGGGCGACGAACATTCCTTTTGGCGATATGCCAACGACGTTTCCGGCAAGTGGAGCGTTGTTTCAACGAAGCTCCTATTGTTCGCCTTGGCTAGTCGTGGCGTGAGGTGACGCCTATGCTGAAATACAATCAGTTGAGAGTCGGACGGTATAACCTGCTTGGCAAAATTCGATACAACAGCCAACCGCCGCAACGACAGCAACCTTTGTACAATCGACTATCCAACGCCTTATTGGTCGTGTATGACCAAGACGGGAAACGGCTTGGCGTATTGGAAAACGCGGATGACCCGATTTTGGAACAAGAGATTGGCAGTGTGGATACGCTGACGTTTTCCCTTCCATACAACGATCCAAAACGAGAGTACATCCAAAACGAAAACATCGTCGAAGTGGTCAATCAGCGTTATTTCATTCGCGATGTCTCGAAAGTGAGAGCCGGAGGGCGCCTTGAACTCGTTGTGTATTGCGAGGCGACGTGGTACGACTTGCAATATACCGAGCCAATGAAAGTGTGGAGTTGGCAGGACGCGACGCCGGAACAAATCATGGCGGACATTTTAGACGGGACGGGGTGGTCAGTCGGGCGTGTGGAAGTGACAGAGCGCCGAAACCTTCAGCTAGAGGAAGGCTTGACGAACCGTCTAAAAGCCTTGAGAGAGCTTCCTAACGTCTTTACAGGCGAGTTGTGGTTCAACACAAGCAACAATACGGTGGATTTCTTGCGGCCGGAAGGGAGAGATTCCGGAGCATCTATCGTCTATCGGAAAAACATGAAGGAAATCGAAGTGAACTATAGTACGAAAAATCTTGTCACAAAGCTCTACTTGTACGGGAAGAACAACATGACGATCGAAGACGCTCATCCGGAAGGATTGCCCTATATTGAAAACTATCAATATACGACCAAGAAAAAAGTGCTTGTCGCAAAAGACGAGCGTTTCACCAACCCGTTCCATCTTTACGAGCGCGGTCTGTATGCCTTGAGCATCTTGTCGCGTCCGACTGCTTCATACGTGATGAAAGTTGCCGACTTGTCGAGACTGTCGGGGTTAAGCCATGAACAATTCGCCCTTGGCGATAACGTGTTCGTGTACGACAAAGAATTGGGCATCAACGAGAAGAAGCGCATTGTTCGTTGGAAGTACAACATCAAGAAGCCGTGGGAATCGGAAGTGGAGCTTGAACGTCCACAACCGACGCTGTCTGATTTGCTGTCGGGTGTTCAAGAAGCGGCATCCGTTTTGGAATCGGAAGATACGGTAGACCGACAAGATTTGCTGAACTTGAGCGTCTTTAACTACCTCATGAATTCCCGTGCTGATGACGGATTCAACTATTGGACGAATAACGGGTGGGAGATTGATCCGGTCAACGGATACAGCGGCAACGCCTCGTTCAAAGCGACGGCTGAAGAAGGGAAAACCAAGACGATTAAGCAAATCGTTTACCCTTCCCATCGTGATTCGTATTCCATCAGCATGCGAGTGGCGGCGGAAAACTTGCAAGTCGGGAGGGGGCGCGTCGGTGTTTACATTCGCATCAAGTACGCGGACGGAACAGAAGACGAGCCAATTTGGCTGTCACTGGCCGGAGGTGAGACGACATGATGTTCCAATTAGTCAGCCAAGTTATTGAAGTAAAAAACCCTGATCGGGGTGTTTCGGCGATTGAAATTGAGTTTGTCGTGGAGAATTGCCAATCGGGGCAGGTGAACGTCACCGACATCATGCTACAAAGCGGTTCAATCGCGACTTTGTGGAAAGGGCATCCGTCGGAAACGCGTTGGTCGCTAGACGGGTGATGGTATGAATAAAGGAGATTGGACGCGATTTCTCGCCACATTGACCAAATTTCAACGAAAAAAAGTGGATCATATCGAATTTGAGCTAGTCGCTGAAAACCTGCGGCGCGGAGCNATNCGCATCACTGACTTGCAATTGCAAGAAGGCGAACAGGCGACGGCTTCCATTCCGAACACGGCGGAATGGTTCCAACCTGCATACGGAACANTGGACGAAACATCAACGGCCGTTGGGGGAGACGTTTATTTAGGCGATCAGCCGNGAGTATTCGAGAATGTGAAAAATCGCTTCTACAACATTGTCGGGCGAGGACATGAAGCGATTATCGTGCCAAACGTGTACGAAACAGACTTCTCACGTCAACTGACGACTACTGTCGTGGACATCACGCTATACGCGAAAAACGACTTCGATTTGTTGCGGATTTCCACCAACTACGGAGACTATGTGGACGAATACGAGCGAGTATATCCCGACGAGCCGGAACATCCCTTAAATAAGCGATACAGCCGTGAATTTTTCTTTGAAGGCGGCGCGGCCGGAAGCGAAATTCGGTTGTGGGGCTCAAGGAACGAGGCGTCGATCAACGGCGTTCCGGCCAATCGGGCGAGCCGGAGCCTGCCTGTCGGCAACGGAACGCTCAAGATAAGGCGTCAATTGTTCATGGGCTTGCCTTATGGCTC